GAGATGTCGGTCAAAGTTCCGCCGCTGTTATCCAGCTTTACGGTAATATGCTTTGCGTGTGTACGTCCTGTATTTGCAGTCATTTTTTATACTCCTATGCAATAGTGTTTCTGATAAAGGCAAGCGCAAAAGTAGCGGTAGTGGCTGTGCCTAGTGAAATCTGCCAACGCAGATAACGTCTAACTGTGGCAGTTGTGCTAATCGCAACCATTCCAGAGGCGGGTGTGACGCTTGCGTTGATGCTCCCGCTTGTTGCCCCTGAAAGGTCAGAGAATGAGCCATCTGAATTAGTGGAAGCATCTTGTACCTTTAGGGTTACTGTCCCGTCACTTGAAAAAAGGTGATAAACAAGAATCCCACCATAAGATGAAGATGCACTGTCGTCAATTCCTGTTGCGGTATTTGCGGCGGTCTCCGCGCCTTTTGCGTGAAGCAACCGCCCCCAGGGTTTTTTATATGTCAGCGTCGAGGCGTAAGACGCTCCGCCGAAAGGAACGGACACAGACACAAAGCCTGCTCCTTGCTCTACTGAATAAGCAGTCTGCTCAAACTTCCACGCAAACACAGGGTCGCCAGCGGCGGGGGAGGCGTTTGCTCCAATGGCTACCATCAGATTCCGCGTTCCGTATCCGCTATTTGCCAGAGTGAAAAGCCCGCTTGTGTCATTGTCTAAAAATGCGTTTAGCGTTCCCGCTTGTATATCGCATTTTCCCATAACGATATTTTTTGCCTCATCCGTAAAGGCCGCGTCTGGTTCTGCGTCAAACGTCCACGCCAAAGCACCGATTGAGCGGGAGTAACCCGATAAGTCAGTCCCATCAACGTATGCCCGAACGTGCTTATTATGTGTTCGTGTCATTGACTATACTCCAATATTCTAAGGGAAAAAGATAATCCCCAATACTCAATACCTGCTGGGTCTGTCACTACTCCAATATTGCTAATGTTATTTATTTTCACATCCACCGCGCCAGATATTGAATCATTTGAATTTATCGCCACAAGTATGGCGGACAATTTGGTAATCAACCCAGAATAAGCCGCGTATGTCCCTATCCCAGACCCAACCTCACAGAACAGGAATATATAATTAAGTGTGTAGTTTGTGTTTACCTTTGCGCTTCCGTTGCTTCCGTATGTCTCGAATGAAACGCTAATGTCAGTCACAAAGCCGCTAGGGTCTGGGATAAGCAACGGGCAAAGCATGTTTGCAGTGTCGGGGATTTGGTCTATATCCCTAATGGTGACACCCGAAATCGTCAGCCCCGCAATACTATCGGCTACCGTTCCGATCGATGAAGTGATTGTCATGCGTAACGCCTGTGCGTCTTGATAAAGTCAGCTGCAATTGTTGGGACATCTTTAGGCGACAATACAACACCTGCCGCCGTAATCGTGGCTGTGTTACTTCCTGATACTCCGTACCTCCGCTTGTAAGCCTGCATTGCAGTTTCTAATACGGCGATTTTTAATTCCTGCATAAACCGCCATATAAACACGCCTGTTCCAGTCGTGTGAGTTGTTGCCGTAGACCCATTTATTCCGCGTATCACGGTTATTGTGTGGGCGTTTTTTGACGATACATAGTTTATTTCATTGTCATACTTGATAATGTCACCCGTCAAATAATCCTGCCCGTCCACAACATCTACGGCGGTTTCGCTTGCGTCTAAATCCTCATTAAGCGCGGAATCACTTACCCACGCATCCGAGTATTTTGTATGGTATCCCCAAATTCCTGTTACCTCTATAACATCATGTAGATCACCCGCGCTATCGGACGCCCAGATATAAGTTGAATTGTCCTTTAGCCTGATAAAAGAATGGGGGGTGATGTTTTTGGGTCTTAGTGTGTACTCAGTGGATGGGATTGTCACGCCGTCACCATTTACAACGGTTATGACTTCCAGCAAGTCGCCATCTAAAGCGAGTGCCCGTCCATCCGCCTGATTCATCGGGACATCATAATACCGTGTTTCCACGCGTGGATAAAAGTTTCTCTGTGTTTGGTCATCAAAAAACGCACTGACAGACTTTAGGAGCAGTTCGATAACCGCATCATCCGTTGTGTCGGTTGTGTGGGTTTGACCGCGTGCGGTTACATAATCTTTATATTCTGCTAAAGTTGCGTAAGCGTTCTGTGTTGTCATTTCATCCACTTTTTATAATCATCACGAGGAAGGACATCTTCAGGGACGTATGTATCTGCGCTAATATTCAAAACCTTGACGTTTGGCATATTGAAGGCGAAATATTTATAACCCTCAAACCACCATGTATTCGGTTGATTGGGTACTGCCTTTTTATCAATGCCCCAGAAGTGGGCGCGGTCGCTGTCATGTTCATCATACGGCTTATGTTGTATGCCTATCATCAGCATGGTGGTAAAGCCCATATTCCATGCGATTTGAAAAACAGCATCCATTACCCGCCGATATGTAATTCCGTGTTTAGTCAGGGCTTCGGATTGACTGGCGTTTTGTTGGCCTACCGAAAATCCGCCGTATGTGCGGTGCTTGAATCGGTAAATGTTTTCACCTTGCAACTCGTCCCAGTCAGGAGTGGGGAAGAATTTAGGGACATCACGGTAAACATCTACCAGTGCCGCGCCATCTTCAAGTCTTAGACGCTCGTCCACGCCTACATAGTATGTTGGCTTCCATCCTTCGTAGTGGTAAATCGTGTTTACAGAAAAAGATGGATAATCGAACCATTTAGGCGGAGTATCTTTCAAGTTTGGCCCTACGCCTGCAATCAGGCATGTTTCGCCTTTATGCAGGCCGTAGAAATCACCGACGCTATTCATACCAGACGACCACGCTTCCCGTTTTTGTGTTACCGCCAGAGGCGATTGTCACCTTTATTTTGCCAGACGCGAATGGCTCTGTTCTATCCCCGCCAGCCGTACCAGTAAGTGCCGCACCATCCTCCGCCTTGTGTACCAACTCACGCGGATAATAACGAGTGTTTGCTGTTCCAGCGGTTGCCTTTACTAAAAGCGTGTGCGTAAACCCACCGCTAGGCTCGTCATACACTGAAACGGTCGCGCCAGTGTCAGTGTCACCAGGGAGATAATCAATAGCGCAAATTTCACCTACGACCGTTTTGCCGTATGAGGTAGCATTACCGCTTCCGTCGGTTGTCCAGGTTACTTTCTCGTACTTCATCATTTTTCACCTCTGCTGGTTTCTCTTTTGGCTGTTCAATTGCTTTTGCTTTTCCATTCTCAATCAGCCAACTTGCGAGTTGCCCGCTTACCTCAACTTCATCACCCTGAATAAGCGTAACTTGTGAATCGCGGTAATGTTCTGTCATTAGCAGTTTCATGGTTACTCGTTAGTTACCCATTCAACAATAATGGTTGCTGTTCCAGTTTGCGTAACGCCTACGCCAGTATGACGAACAAAAACAGTGGTGTTCGGAGGTACTTTGTCTGAAAGAATGGCAGCGGTGGTTGCGTCGCCTACGGACTTTGAGTCTTCATAAGCAGTAGCGGCCACAAGTGTAGCTCCACCAGCGGCAACACCTAATTTGAAATTTCCAGCGGCTACCGTTTGCGTGGCTTCGCCGTAAAGAGCATAAACACGAACCAAACGCCCTCCGCGTGAACCAGTCCTGAAAAGCGGCTCGTCTACCGTAGTGCCAGAGCCATTATCAAGATTGAAAAACTGAGTAGCCGAATGTTTGGTTGATTGTCTTACTAAACCCTTCATGTTATTTTCTCCTACGGGGGGCAAGTTTCCTCGCCCCCCGTTTATGCTATGAACTAGATACCGACGTTGTAAGAGATAGCGGCGGCTTCAGTGTCGCGGTAGGTCATACCCCAGCGAACAAGAGCGACGATTTCCCAAGAGTCAGCGTTGGCAATTCGGGTGGTTTCAAGGGTCATGCGGCGTTTGAAAGCCTGCTTCCACTGATCGAAACGAACAGCCAAAATTGAGCCAGCTACATTGTTGGCAACCGTACCAGTGGCAACCTTACCCGCAGTGTTAGAAAGGCGGGCGGTGGAATTGCGGTGCATCTGGAAGGCAGGGAGGATGCTGTAACCATAAGCGCGGGTCAAGAAGCCGTTTTCAACGGTCGCGGCGGAGTTCACATCTTTGGTCTTGACTTCGGGCAGTTTCATATTAGCCCAATAGGTGTTCATGTCAACCAAGAAGGAAACATTGCGCGGGTCAGCACCATTGAGGCCAGCAGTACCCATCAGCTTCAAGGTATCAATGTAATCCTCGATAACAAACGCGCCAGAAGCGGAGCGGCTGTTAGCGGTGTTGGTCACAAGTGCCAACTTGCGGAAGCCGTCCTGCAAAAGATAGACCGTACCAGCGGTGGGAGTGCCATCAATGCTGTTGATATTCTTGTTGGCGGAGGTTTCAACATCGCCGTCAATCATCAGGTGTTCGAGGATTTCTGCGCCTGAAATAGTCAACTGTTGGCGCAACTGCGGCACGAAGTTGATAAGAGAGTCTTCAGTCATTTCCTGAGTAAACAGGACACGCGCACCCAACTTCGAGAGGGTCAATTGCTTGTTGCCAGTGGACATCTGAGAAGCGGTTACGGTCGCGGCGGGTACTTTCAGGGTAGCATCCGAGGCAGTGGCTTCGCTTACGCCGTACCAGGTGGGGTCACTGGATTCAAGCGGAACATAAATGCTTGAATATCCATCGGGGACAACCTGAGAGGGAATCTTGTCCATTACCACGTTGGCGGCGCGGATTGCCTCCCAAATCTGATTCGAGTAAGCAGTGCCAACCCAATCAGAGCCAATGGTCGAGCCACCAGTGTACATCGGGTCAGTGGCGGCCTTTACTGCGTTGCTTACAGCGTCGGGGGTCGGGTCAATGCCAGTGGCAGACTTGAAAGAGCCTTTGACGTAAGCAACGCCCTTACGGGATTCCTCGGTGTTGTTGTCTTTGAGTTCGGCAACCTTGAATGACAAAGCCTTCAAAGCACCAGCGGATACATTTTTACCAGCCGATTGCAAAGTCTCAATAAGCAGGGATGTGTCGCCAGCGTCGAGGCTGTCATATTTCCAAGTGTCGGAGAACTTTGCCTGATAAGGGGCATTCTGCTCAAACGGGAGGCGGCGGCTTTTTGCCTGTTCAGCTTTCACGGCGGCCTCTACGGCTTCGCGCTTCTCGCGTTCGATGCGCTCGGCGTTTTCCTTGTCGGCCTTTTCGCTTTGCTCGGTCGCACTCTGCAAGGCTTCCAACTTCAAAGCCTGCTTGTTCAAGCCGTCCAACTTTTCAACCTGCTCGTCGGTCAGGTTGTCGCCAAGAGATACAAGGTTTTTAATATCCTTGCGGACTTGGGTCAGTTTTTCTAAGACTTCGTTCATGTTATTTACTCCTGTAAAATTTTTCTGTTTGTTTGATTACTTTTTTTGACTGTTCGATTACTTGCCGCGCCCGCTTCACCGCCTTTTGTTTGGCCTCTGGTAAAACGTCGTCGGTAATGTCAGGAAACGGCAAGCCCGCTTCTCTGTAAATCGCTTTCATAGCTGGTAG